TAAATTTAGTCCTTTCCTTGTATTCTTCTCTCTTACCCAAATTCCAATTATCAATAGGTCTTATATAACCTGTTACTCTACTATACACTTGGCAAGGCACTCTTTGTTCCATTTTCTGTCTCCATTATGTCTAATCGCCATAATAGGCATAATATATTACTTTTAGTATATAATTCTTATCAGATTAAGCCTAAAACCCTGATAATACCCAAAAGTTAAGATAAAGTATATAAAGGAGTAAATCTATATATATGTATAGATGTGTATAAACACATGTGAGGAAAACAAAAATGATTAAAATACAAATAAAAAATGAAGAATTGGTATTAGCAAAAGAGATAACTAAAGAATTTGATGCTCAAAAGACTTATGATAAATTCAAATGTAATAGCAACTACATTGGTGTATTAGGTGAAATGGTATTAGAAAGATATATGGCTGAATGTAATATGAGCTTTACAAGAGTACCATTTGTTAAAAGATCATGGTCATTACCTGATTTTGTTATTAACAATAAGAATATAGATCTTAAAACAACATATTCAGATAGAATGTGGTTTCAGAAGCCAAGACATGACGTATATATTTACGCACAAATTAGTAAAGATGATAAAGAGCTTACAATACAAGGCATGATAACTAAAGACAATTTGATTAAGGCGATATCAACAGGTACAGCTAAACAAGTAACAAGATTTAATAGAACAGATAACACTATAGAGCCACTGCATATGACTCAATTAAATGATATTAGAGAGCTTTCCTCCCTTCTCTAATATCATTTCTTTTTTTTTAATTAATTTACAGGTGATAAAAATGGAAAATATGAACAAAGTATATAATTCTTTTGAGAAAGCAAATATGGATAGAGTAATCTATTTACTAGAAGATATAAAAAACAGATTGGATAACATTAAAGTTAATTCCAATGGATTAGTTGAATTAAAAAATGAACAATAAACCAAAAAGAATAATTATTTTTCAAGATGGAATAACAGAAACATTAACGTTTGAGGTATAAAATGATAATAGCAAAAGTTTGGGTAGCAAAGAAGTCTGGTACAAAGTTTATTACTATTCCTAAGAACAGTGATTTAGATTCAGGTGATTATGTTAAAATAGTCAAACTTAAAGATGTGGATGATGTAATTGTAGAT